ATGCAATGGCATCTTTTGCTTTATAGGTAATTGCGTCATCATTTGATATCCATTGCCGGGGAACTCCCGAGATATCTAGTGCTAGAACAGCCATGTAGTACTCCTTTTCTGTTATTATCACTAATTGTATTTAATCACTTGTTGGCGGGTCCTGCAGGAATTGAACCCACATCCCGAAGTTCGAAGCATCGTATTCTATCCATTGAACTAAGGACCCAATAAAGGTGGGAGCCTAACTATCTTATTGTTAATAAGCCTCATTAGATTGTCTCGTATAGGCAAGTTTATACTACCCGTCAATCATACTATAGTGTCATCACAGTTAACCCCACTGTGATTAGATTGACAGGGACTTAAACCTATCGTCTATCCCATAAACAGTTAATTTTCAAGTAAATAAATAGGGTCTTTGTCAAAAGCTAATGATAGTGTAATTCTAGGCACAGGATTATCTATGGGTAAATACACACTATGCAATACTTTTGTTCTTAACACCGTCGCTTGTTTTATTTCTACTCTATCAACTAATACTAGATTTTCATACTTATCAGCCATGAAACAGAATCTCCCACCACCATCTGGATTAACATATCTTGGAGATTCAGTGTCACTAGTATAAAAATTAGTATATGTGTCTTGACAATTTAGTAATGGTAAATTTACTCTGGCGTGTGAAGGGTAAGCGTCAATATGAGGTCTACTGTGTTTAGGTAAATACATTACATAGACTGCTGCCATTATAATTTTTAAGTCATGTTTTTGAAATGCCAATTGAAGTTCGGGGCATACCTTCATTAACATTTCTAAATCAAGATAATACCAATTAGTATTTGCCAACGATCTAGTATAGGCTCTATCGACTGTTTTTACGTATGCTAAACATTTATTTATAATGGTAGCAAAATAATCTATTTCTAATGGTTTATAATAAATCATTCTATATTTATCACTGGCACCCCCTGATGGATTCGAACCACCGAATGTCGGAATCAAAATCCGAGGCCTTACCGCTTGGCGAAGGGGGTATAAATGGTAGCCTCACTCTGACTCGAACAGAGGACCTATGCGTTATCAACACATTGCTCTAACCAACTGAGCTATGAGGCTGTAATGGTGGATGTAAGTAGATTTGAACTACTGACCTATTCCGTATGAAGGAATTGCACTACCGCTGTGCTATACATCCTTGGGGTGCTTGATGGGATTCGAACCCACGTATATCGGAATCACAATCCGAGGTCTTAACCGCTTGACGACAAGCACCATGGTAGAAACGGTGAGATTCGAACTCACGGACCCTTTCGGATCGACAGTTTTCAAGACTGTTGCAATAGGCCGGACTCTGCCACGTTTCCTTAGGCTTTTTTATCTATTTGATTATTATAATGTGTAGGCTCTAATTTACCTACTTTATCGTATAGATACTGTACAACCTCTAAGTATTGCTTATTAGTTGCAGGATCTTCTAATGTTTTATAAACTGTTGTGCGATATTGATGATTGGTAATATCGTTTACTGCTGATATGGTTTGAATTATCATGCAGTATTTATACTGGTGGAAGCAGAGGGATTCGAACCCTCGACTCACGGATTAAAAGTCCGTTACTCTAGCCAACTGAGTTATGCTTCCATATATTGGTGCGACCGGAGAAATTCGAATTCCCGACTCCTAAGTTCGTAGCCTAGTACTCTATCCATCTGAGTTACGGTCGCATTCTAAAACACACCTAGTACTCCCTGATCTAATGGGTCTAGCGTTTTCAGCTAATATTGTTTTTCACTAGGTATATTTTAGAATGCCGTGTATCTCTACACGACATGGTAGGGTTAATACCCTACCCAGTAGTCTTACTAACATGTTGTCTCCATGCTTTCATGTGTACTGTCCGCCCATTCGATACATTTAACGCTGTATTCCGGCTCTCGTTGCCTATTCACGCTGTCATCAATCAGTATAAGTTAGTCGGTTGACTTTCTTAACAGCCTCTTGATAGACTTTAGCACGGTCGATCTTATTTTGTATCAACTGTGCTACTTGCTCCTTCGTCAGAACATGATTGCTAAACCAATCACGCTTTGTTTCAGTAGTTTTGTATTGTATCTCTTTATCCATTTATTGTCAAATCCTCTCTGTAAAAGCAAAAACCCCTGAGATTTCTTAGTTCCCAGGGGTTAGATAAAAGTAGTTATGATGTTAACTTGTTACCTAGTCCCCGGGCTTATCTCTTGGTTATCATTTGAGCCACGAATACTTGATGGATATGCTGGCACAAAGGATGCACTGGCTAACGTTAGCCACTGTCCGATATGTTTCAGCATGTTACAAGGTTTATTCATCATAGTTTTTATTTAGTCCTGTTCTTCAACTAATATGTATTATAGCAGGATTTTAAATTATTGTCAACAGTTTTTTGTAGTTGTTTTCCCAAAGTATGTTTTTAATTAAAGAGTTGCAGGATCTACTTCTACGAATCCGTCATGTAAGATAGTTGTGACAATATTATGTTCAGCGTTATATGCAGTTCTCCCTGGAGTACTACTTAATGCAGCCATTGCGGTACGATATGTTAAATATTGTTCCTCTGTGTTAAAATACAATGCAAACTTTTTGGTATTTACATCTTCTAATGTGTATTTACAATAAGTTACGATACTGTTCAGTGTGTTCCAACGTATGTCTGATTCAACTACGTATTGGTTAGGCCACCAAATAGCGTCAGCTGGTTTAGTCTGTCGTGTTTCAAATAAATAATATGTAGTCATGTTAGTTGTCCTCAACTGTATTTATCATAAATTTAATATTTTTGCACAATGTAGTTATATAAATACGGGTATGTTGACTAATACAAGTTTTGTTATTTTTGGATTTCCTAGGTCAGGAACCAAGCTTCTTGCCAATATATTAGAACAGCAAGGATATTACAATTTTGGAGAGTTTTTTGATACTTTTGCAAGTTATATTACTGATGACTTAATAGCAAAAAGACTTCCTCCTAACAATCAAATAGAAATATTTAATAAAATATATGAAAATTCTTGGGAGGAACTATTTAAACATCGCATTTTATTAGAGGATAGAATATTAAAATTTAAATCATATGATAATAAACTTAACTCAACCGTAACCATGCATGGATATCCGATAGAAATGTCAGTTATTTTATTTGATTTATTGAATGATCGACATTTTTTATGTACTAGGAGAAAAAACAAACTAGAACAACTTTTAAGTAGAATTCTTACCTATCAATTTAAAAATTATAATGAGGAATTTGACTCACAAAAAATGTCAATTAGTTTGTCACAATTTGACCGATTTTTCTTTGATTTAAAAAATACAGAGAAAACACAAGATTATCTAATATCAATTGGGCGAGGGACAATAATAGATTTTGACCAATTAATTTTAGGACAGATAGAGTTAGGTTTTAATTATAAGGTAACTACTACTGACCAACATAAGGATTTAAAAAGCCTCATTCTTAATTATGATGAAATAGCTAATAGATTTGAATATTTAAGTTCTAAATATTAAATTATTTTAAGAATGGTAAAAATATTCTGCATGGATCAAATTCTCACCATTTGCCACTAACTCCAGTACCAAAATCATATGATTTAGGATCATGATGGTGATTATTATGCCAACCCTGTCCCCAAGCTAAGAAACCAAGAATAAAGTTATTTTGAGAGTAATCTTTATTATTAAAGTTTCTGTATCCTATAAAGCCTTTACGGTGACCAAATACATTAACAATATTGTCTTGTATTAATGCAAGTGATGATGGTAATAATGATAACATTAATGCTAATTTCCAATCTATCAATAATAATATTAAAGGGATTGTCCAATATATAATTCGATAGTGTTTATGGAACCATATATGATTTGGTTTCCTAAGTTGTTTTACTGCATATTTTAAATTAACTAAATTGGGTCCGTTTGTTTCGGTGAGTTTTAATGACCATCCAATGAATGCATTGAATATACTTTTTGTAGGGGAATGTAAATCTCTATCGGTATCACTATACGGATGATGATTTCCTATATGAATTGCGGTCCATGTAATACTTGATCCTTGACCACTCATTGCTCCACAAAACAATAATATGTTTTCTTTCCAAAGAGGTAATTTAGGATGAGTTTGGTGTGAAAAGATTCGGTGATATCCTACTGCAACACCCAAGCCAGCAAATAATATCCAACTAAAAAGAGTAAAGAACAAATAGTAAGTAGGAATGATATTTGCAATTAGTAACCAAACTGCAATAAGTCCAAAAATTAATGTGGGTAAAAAATCAAACCATACATATTTAGAAATATTTTTAAACATAACATTATTTATCAATCAATATATTCCGCCGGCATTAACTAATTTGCCACGAAATTTCGGTTTTAGGAAAACACATTTTACTACTGTTTCATTTTTATCTAATATTCTATCATATAGAACTTGCCAAACTAAGGTATATTTACATTTTTGATTTTCTCCAACAATATACTCATCTGTTATAATATATCTTGATTGAACTTCTCTACTAGCAATGTATTTCCAAATAGTATCTTTATTTTTTATTCTATTAGGTGTTTTGATATACCATTTATAAATGCCAATTTGTTCGTTTACTGATATTAATGTATCAAGCAACTTACTATTTGCTTCTCTATGAAATCCATATACTCTAGTTAAAAACCAACTAGCCTCATCAATAGATTCATAATACGCCATTATTGTTAATAATTTGCCAGTATTAGAGAACACCCCATATGAATGAAATGCTTGTAGATCCTTTAAGTACGTATGACAAAAATCTTCTATATAATACTCATTGGTATCAATAGACTTTAAAAAATTTATAACATCAGAACTATGTTCATTTGTTAATTTAATTATGGTCATTTATTCCTCTTAATATTTTAATAATATTATTATATTCAATCCCATCTAAAGATGGTTCTAATCTAGTAATGTGTGAATTTCCTAATTGTCTATAAAATTCATTATTCAATCCCATTAACTTTTCATAACCATGTGTTTTAGTTTTTGGTCTAATATTAGGTATAAGTTTATTTAATATTTTATTTTTGCTACTTACTGAACTCAATTTATAATTATACTGAGTGTTAACCAATGTGTTTATATCTGGATCTTCCAGATAATATAGCATTATTTCAGGGGTATAACTAAACCATTCATTAACAATAGGGATGTTATATAACTTACTACATCTAATTGCACTACCATCTTCATTTTCACGAAAACAATAATGCCAAAAACTATTTGGATTAAATCCTCTACGTAACATCAACTCTCCTCCCATTATAGAAGGCATTCCCAAATTAATTATTTCTTGAAATACAATCAAATATGCCAATTGACTACATTGAATTGTGTCTGCAAATTCTTTTGCTTTCCCACTATATGCAAATTCTTTAACATTTACATCAATTATGTAGAGAGGAACATCTAATTCATTTGCAATTGCAATTGCTTCTATTACATCAGCAAGATTTAAATCGTTCTCAAATCTGATAGTAAAACACTTTGGTTTTATTCCAATATCAACAAAATTACGAACTACTATTTCACTATCGGTTCCGCCACTTAAAAATATACCAAAATCACTATTAAAATTTTTATATACTAAATCAGCAATACGATGTAATTCGGATAAGTAATTACTGGTTCTATAATAATCATTGTCAATTGATCCTACAGTTACCTTATAAGAATCAATTGAATTGATCCTGTCTCCAAATAAACGATCACCTATATAGTATTTTAAATGATTATTATGTGTAAAATTCATCTTTGATATTCCGCTACAAATTGTTCAGTATAGTATATATTCTTTTTTCCCAATGGTTTAAACTTTCTATAGATATCAGGCCAATCATTGAATATTGCTGTTCTTTTACCTTCACTAGCCCTTACAAAAAATTGATAGATAGCACTGTTGTATGAATCGGCAGTAATATATAAATGTTTATATGGTGTAGTGTTCTCTATGATTTTAGGTAAGATATATTCCCCCATATAATAATTAGCTCGATATTTGGGGTTTATATAGGCTCTAGTAAGCGCAAGTGCAATCGTTTGATCTAAATCATATTCATTCCAACCAGCACTACATAAGAATTCTCCTGCATCTTCTAATACATAATAACATCCTCTATGATATCGACCATTTACATCACTCAATATATAGAAAATGTTGGCAGGATCATTACGATAATCTGGATGGTAATTTTTTACAATATTAAGATTGGTTATATTAGAAAAGGATTCCCCTAATAACTTCATTACAAAAGTGTTAGAGGAATCATGTAACTGATGCAGTTGCATTAGGTGTTAAATAGTTTCGTAATCGACCTTAAAACCACCGCACTCTGGGCAAGGAAAATCTTCTGGTAAATCATCCCATTTACCTTCTGTTTCTTCATCGTGTACATGGCCACAAATTACGCAAATATGATCCATTATCTTGCCTCCACTTGATTTAATTCATCTAACTTAGCTTGATATGCTTCAGCATGACGTTGTTCAACTTTAGCCAGTGCCGCAAAACGCTTTTCTGCTTTCTTCAATACTTCTTTGAATTCACTAGCATGGCGCTGTGATTCTTCAATCTGATGCGTTGCTTCATTTGCGGCCTGTAAGTTACCTTCAAATTCAGCAACTTCACGGAAGTGAGGATACATCTCCGTAAACTCATATGTTTCACCTTCAATTGCTAACTCTAAACATTTACGTGTATCTGGTTTACCAATGATTAGTTCTAGGTGACCCCATGAATGCAACAACTCTTGGTCTGCTGTATGTTCAAAGTGTTTTGCGATATCTTCATATCCTTCTGCACGTGCGATTTTAGCAAAGTAGCGATACTTAGTATGCGCTTGACTTTCACCAGAATATGCACTGTGTAGGCTATTAATAGTTTCTGACATTTTTATTCCTTTATGTGTGTATATCAAAGATGTCAATCTTCAATTTGTTTTATTAAACCATTGCTATGTTTATCTGTAGCTTTTTCAGTATCTTGGTACAATCGTTTCTCTTGTGCTGTTAGTGTATCTTTATGTGTCCTACGTGGATTGCCACATAGTGGGCATTGTGGATTGCCACAATCCATAACATGATGTTTTGCTAAACGATGTGGTTCTTTAATTGATTTATCATAAAAACTTACACCATGTTGTTTAGCAATACGAACTTGTCTTGCAATTGCAACATCATTTTTATGACGGCGGCGGCTGTTTATGTATTTTGCTGTATCATTTGACATTAGTGCCTCTGTTTATAATCATTTACTGCGGCTTTGATGGCGTCTTCCGCAAGGATTGAGCAATGGATTTTGACTGGGGGGAGTGCAAGTTCTTCTGCGATTTGAGAGTTTCGGAGTTCGGCAGCTTCATCCAATGTCTTACCTTTGACCCACTCAGTGACAAGACTTGAGCTAGCAATTGCCGACCCGCACCCATACGTTTTAAATTTGGCATCTGTTATTATCCCTGTTAATTTATCTACTTTTATTTGGAGTTTCATTACATCTCCTAACTAACCACACGCCGGGGCTCCTACCATACCAGTCCCAACGTGCGTGTCCTCCTTATCAAAAGTTCCCGCATTGCGGGGGTTATTATAGTGATCCAACACTTTATCTGAATATGCCATTAAAGTTCTCCATTATATTATTAACTATTTCTTCAGATTGAAACGTATCCCATTTCTTTCTGTTTTCCTCACCTGTTATAAATCTTAAATTACATAGATGTCCTATAATCATAGGATCAATTTTAAGTTCATATCCCTGTTTAAAGGGTATGATGTGATCTACTTGAATATCTGTTTTCTTTTTACCAGTCACTGGCATTAAATTTTGCTTTCTAAGTCTATATAGAGACCGGCGAGTTGCCTTCCTACATTCTCTCTTGTATTTAACTAATTCATCATTTATCTGTTTTTTAGGCCTTTGATTGTTTAATTTACCTTCCCAGTTTGGGTTTGATGAACCGGTCCATTTTTCTTTTTGTGTCAGATTATCTTTCCCCTTATTCCAACCATGACCCTTTTTAAGACCTTCTGTGTTTAGTTTAGACTTTTGGTCAGGTGTCATTTTTATACCCTTGTTCCAAGGTATATTACCTACACGATTTATCGGATTTTTGCAAGGAGTTGAACAAAACTCTAAAAATCTAGGTTTAGTTACAAACTCAATTCCACAATGCGAACAAGATATTAATAAGCCATATTTATTTTTCATATAACTATTTATCTAGGTGCGCCCGTTTGTGAGGGTTATTAATCCTTTTTGAACATAGTCAATATTTTTGCTTGAATATTCTTTGCAAACTGAGGTTGAGGGAAATTCCAACCAATAAAAGCACCTAGTGCTAACCAAAATAATGTTTCTAACATGATATATACTCCTTGTATGTATTGTATTTAGTATGCTTCAAGTTCTTCATCTGCTACTATCCAACCTAATTTCAATAAATCTTCTCGTATCTCATCAGTTACACAGCTTTCTGGTACAAACTTTTTACCTTGAATATACGATTCTTGTTGTTCTTTAGTAAGAGCACGAAATTCATCATCATCTAGTATCTTACTATCTCTGATACCACTACAGTACCAGTCAATGTAATCACCCTTACCTTGCATATCAGCAATGATGCCACCTGCATGTCTCCAACTACAACTCCAACGTTTCTCGGTTAATATAGGCCATACATCATTTTTAGTAAAATCATTGTTACACATTGAGGCATACAAGTGTTGTGCATATACTTCATCACCTTTAACTTTATCAATAATCCATTGAGTACTGCGTAAATCATACTCCATGTTATCTTTTTGCCATAATGGATCTACAATATTAGCTTCATCTTGTTCACGCCAAGTTTTGAACATTTCTAAATATTCAGGAGAAGGTAATTTACCTGCTTCTTCTTGTCGTTTAACATAATTTTCTAATTGAAATGTATTTCTATCTGGACTACTACTTATCATCTTCTACCTCTATCCAAGTGTGATCGCCTAACCATTTAACTTTGCAAATGTATTCATAGTCAACTGGCTTACCAGTAGACCAATCATTGGGACCATGAATACTTAATCTAGTGTACTGTTTACGTGTGTCAAATAGTAACCAATATATATTTCCATTTGATAATTGAAAATCATATTTAGCGGCATGAACCATATCAGTCAAATCAAGTCTATGCTTAATCTGTTCAGCTTGCTTCTGTAATACTTCAACTAGTTCCATGATTCTATCATACTCTTGCTTGGCATGCAACCTTGCAACATTGAGCATAATATCTTTATGCTTTTCTACAGGGACTAAATCAAATTTAGGTCCTGAACTTTCAGTAGCATATGGTGTTACATTACGATTAAAGAAATGTATTAGTGAACCACTACTAGTTGAATCATAACTACTGACACCGTTTGCTGAATTTGGTTTGTCACTCATTAGCTATTATATGTTATTTTCTGTTTTAGTACTATTATTTTGGGTAGACTTTTTGACTCTACTATAAAATATATGATTGCCAATCTTTGCTACTTGTTTATAAGGCCATAATGGGTCAACTGTTAAGTTATGAAAGAACAATGCTGATTTGGGTACAACATCACTGTATGCGTCATTAGCCATAATATCATATGCTACTTGTTGGGCTTGTTTATATTTTAGACTGTTTATGTTTGGTTCACCTTTACCTTCACAAACCCAACTAAATTGACATTGTTTTACTTTAACAGATTCATCATCTACTATTTTCTCTACAACATTTGATTGATATACTACAGCGCAAGGTGTTTTAGCAAAGCCATGATTTACTCTATTAAGTACCACTCTGGCTACTGCGGCTTGACCCATTATACTTTCATTGCCTGCTTCATAAAATATATTCTTAGCCATACATGCTAATTGTTTTGGATCTATGACTTTAGCTACTACTTCTGGTTCTTCTACTACTCTAGTATCCACAAACTCATATGTCATACAAGTAATCACAATCATGGTAAAGGCGGCTATAGGTTTAATAAAATTTAAATTCATAGTTGATACTTTAAATCATATCCCAGCAGTCACAATTACAACGAATAACTTCATCAATTGCTTCTGGGATAGTGTAGGTAGATGGTAACAAATTCTTAGATGTGTATAATACATTTAAATTTGCAGGTATGATATTTGTATAAGGAGAACCTGCAAATGATCCTAGTGCAGTAGCATTACCAACATCTACCGCAGAAGGCAACGCTGGCGTAGATCCACCACCAACTTGTCCGGAACCTGTCCAGCCATTATTATTACCAACATTGACTGCGCCACCTGCTCCCAAATAAGCAGGGTTAGTAACATAGTAATTATTATTCTCTGGATTATAAAAACCATATGGGTTGGTGGTAACTTCATTTCCAGTATTACAATCAACTTGACTTAATTTTGCAGGAGGTGAATTATTAATTGAGCCATTTGCTAATAACGTTTTGTTTTCTACTACTGTAATTGAATCACTGATATTATTGTCTAATGAAATGCCAATTTGTGTCAATCTAGCTTGATTTCGTGATTCACGCATCATACCCACTATACTTTGTCCACCGGGTAAGCATGTGTTAGCTATTGCTTCAATACTCTGTGCTTGCATATGTGGATCTGTATTCAATGCAAATTGTGGAACTGAATCAGTAAATGCATATTGTGTAGTAGGAAATTGTGCTAAATCTGTAATTGGGGCAATTGTTGGTACTGGTACTGGTAAAGCAGTACTTAATGCACGTTGTTCAATAGTTAATTGAGTTCCAGTAAGATTCCAATTAGTATTCATCTGTTCAGCTAATCTTTGTTTACTAGTTTGTATTGCTAATATTTCTGCATTGGCAGCGTCAATGTAACCTTGCACAACTGTATTCATTGTAGGCCATCCACCCCCGGGTGGAGGGTCTATTACTACCGTGCTTGCTATGCCAGAATAACTTATTGATATTATTCTACCAAATGTAACTATATTGGTAGAATCGGTACCTATTGTAGCAATTGCAGGATTACCACCTACTGTTACAGTAGGTGCATTGGTATATCCTCCACCTCTATTTGTATAGGTGAATGAACTACCATTCCAAGTTGCAGTTGCACCCTCCCAAGTCACTGCCAAATATAATTGTTTGTATATGTTATACAATACGGGTGTTTCCAATGCATTAATTAATCCAAGAATATCTATACCTATATAAGGTAGTCCAGTCATACACCCAAAGAAGTCACTCATGGTATACGTTCCATATGGCCCACTACCTAATGCTACCAATGGTAATGATCCACTTACTAATGTATTATCTACCGGAACACTAGTTCCATTTACTTGTAGACCATTAATGGTCTCAATATTAGTTACAACTTGTGCAAACTTTTCTATTGGGATAGAAGATATATTTTTAACTTGTTGCATTGATACACTAAATGCGCCGGCTGCTGTTGCTAAATTTGGTGGCAATATACCATCTAGATATGATCCAAATCCTATGGGAAATTGTTGTACATTTTTATTATTTGTGGGTACTGTTATAGTATCATCTATAACTTTAGTTGTTCCACTAGTAGGAGGTGCATAGGCTGCACCAATAGAATCAATTGAATCTTCACGTTCTGATACTATTCTAAGATTTTGAGAAAGTATTGCCATTACATTGCACCTCCGCCACCACCACCACCGCCACCGCCGCCTCCATCTCCACCACCGCCATCTCCACCACCGGCATTTACATCAGCAATGGTTGTGGCAACTGCATTTTGTATAACAGCAGTTTCTGGTTGAGTTATTATAGATTCTGCTATAGGTGGTGTTCCGGTAGGTGTTTGTGTACCAATTTGATTTGATACTAAAGGACTATTAAGATTACCATTGGTAGACCCGTTACTGTATATAGGATAATATGTCTTACTATTAGTAGGAGCCCTAGTTGTATTGTAAACAGGAACAGTTAGTGTTTGATAACTATTAGGAAATAACTTTTTTGGATTTAACAAATCTGCTAACGATTCTACTCCACGTGTTTTACAATTCAATGTTACTAATACATCATTAAGGCTATCGCCTACTATAAGATTAAATGCACCATATAGTCTACGTTGTTGTTCTTTTGTGGCAGAATTGATATTAGATAACAATTGACTTAATTCATCTAATTGTAGTCCAGATGCTAATATAGCTAAACTCACATCTTTTGTTATACAATTATATTGTTGTAATGTTGATAATAAATTAGATGGTAAACCAAATGTTGATATCGTTGATAAGTTGATTGCTTTGCCACTGGTAATTAAATCACGACCAAATGCTGATGTTGCTAAACTTATTCCAGCAATATCAGCACTAATCAAATCATTCATATTACTATACGTGCCATCTAAAAAGTCTTGCGAATTTGTCATTGACATAATAGCTTTGTTAGAATTCTCAACAAAACTACTTGCCGCCATAAAGGCTGACAGATAATCTTTATATTCTGGTAAGCCATTGTTATAATTAAATTCATTATAACCTTGAAGTGCAAACAATCTTACATAACCCCAACGTGTTACTTCATTGGTTTTAGTATAATCACTAGCCCAGTTGGGATAACCCGTCCAATTAAATGTAGGTGCTTTGCTATTACCTAATGCAGGTATGGTTGTAGAACCAATTGTAATTAGATTATTGTATGTTGATGTGTTAACTTGTCCCCTACCATATGCATCATTGATAGCATATGTAAGTAATCGTAAACATGAATTATTAACAATTATACCTAAGTTTGTAGCAGATGTTTTACTAGTACTAACACCGGTATATTCAACCATGATAGGGTTTATGTTAAACCCTTTATTTTGTAGTAATGAACTTAGTGTATTAACACCAAGTGGGCTTTGTTTTCCTGAATCGCTCATGGACAAAATACATCAGGACTACCATCAACGATACTGTGACCGCAACTGTTTCCTGACCCTACTCTAAGTACCGCACTACCTTCAGCAAATACTGTTGGACTAGCACTTGTAGTTGTAGCGGCTTTGTGTGGTGGATGACCTTTTTTACTCCAAGGAGCATGCGGAGTAATTGTACTAACGTGTATACCAACTTGGATTCCATTGGCAAAGACAGTACCAGCACCTCTTACGATGGCGCCGCCCTCTTGATTCTTGTCACCTACACGACTTAGTTTTGCCATTTTACCCCAATACGATTTTTTTACTAGGTATCTTAATACCAGTTGTTGCTTCTAAATATTTGTCTTTTATACTGTCATCCGTTTCAGCATAAAGAGCAATACTACTAGTATTTAGCTTAAATTCACCCTTCGGATTTGCAGTGAATACACTAGGAATCATTTGCATACCTTGTTGTGTAGGGGCAATAGATACTGGCTCTTCAATTTTAATGAATTCACTACCTGCTTGAATCACTTTCGCTATCAGTTCTTCCCCTGAGTTAAGTTTAAATGTATATACTGAGTTTGGTTGGATTGCTATTTGCATTAGATACTTTCTGTTAATTTTTGTTTTAATTCTGTAAATCCACCAATCAATTCATCATCTAAAAAGATTTGTGGTACTGTTCTGGCAGTTGGTACTGCTTCTAATAATTCTTCTTTAGTGTATCCGTCCCCAATTTTCTTTTCTTCAAACGGAATACCCTTTTGTGTTAGTAATGCCTTTGCTTGGTCGCAATAAGGACAATGGTAACGGGACCAAATAACTGCTTTCATTTTTATTCTCCTTATATATTAGGCAAGTCATCATAGTTTAATGATTCACTCATTACACCTATAACATAATTTGTTGATTCGGTTTCTTGCAATGCAGATTGTTTTTTACTTGTATCACTATGTTTATTAAACCAAGGAATAGGTGTACTCTTTGGTGCAGGATTATTATATCGTATACCAATTTCTTTTAATGCACCCACAGCAGTATAATCAACAAAGTCTTTTAACACTGTTGCATTCAAGCCAATAACTGGACCCATCTTAAACAGATAGTCTGCCCACTCTTTTTCTTCACGAATAACATCCAAGTAGAGTTGATAAACTTCAGCTTCGCACTCCAATTTAACTTGTGCAAAACGACTATCTTCTTTAACTACCTGATTAATAAGGTAAGCAGTCCAACCTTTATGAAGAAGTTCATCTTGGAGAATTAAACTGATAATATTGCCATTACCAATAAAGATTTTGTTCTCAACCATTGCTAAACTAGTAGCAAAACTTACCATAAATCTAAATGCTTCTAATGCATAACTAGCATGTAGTGCCATATAAATTGCTTTGATATGTTCTTTTTCATTAATATTTTCACCCAACTCTTTACGACAATTTACTTTGTGCAATTCATCATAGTAACGACCGACACTGCTTGCCATGTCTACAATCTCTTTTGTATCATGTATAGTATTGAATACATCTTTAGGTACATTGTAAATGTTACGAATGATGTGACTATAACTACGACTGTGAATGTTAGTTTCAAAGAACGTCCAGTTGTAAACTAATGCTTCAAGTTCTGGTAATGATATGACAGGTGCAAACACTTGACTAGGGCCGCGCCCTTGTAAACTATCTAATGCTGTTTGACGTAATAGATTACTGGTAAAGATATGTTTAACTGCATCGCTTGAATCTTTGAAATCATTGGCATCTTTAGTAAGACTGACTTCTTCTGGAACCCAGAAGAAACCACGTGCGGTTGTTTCAAAGTCTACAATCTTTTTATATTTTACTTCTTCAAATCTTTGAATGGTTACGGGACCTTCCGGGTCCAAAAACATTTTTCTATTCAAATAATCTGTCTTTGTGTGTAAGTTATATTGTTGTTTGCTCATTGAAACGGTTTCCTTGGAATAATCATAATATGTGGGAGACTTTCATCTTCTTTGTGTTTATGGCTCGGTGTGCCATGAACCATTTTACCATGTGCATTCATATCAGGCGACCCTAATGCTTTGGCATAGTCAACTTTACCCCTGAAGCAACCGATGCTATATGGAAATTCATTGTTCAAGTGATAGTGATAGATGTTTTTCATTTTGCCATCCCATAGTACTGGATGAGTATGTCCGTGACATTCATCTAGTTGCTCATTGGTAACCATTTTACCATCATCGCCTCTAGGGCCATAGATGCCAAAGCCATCAAATGCATAACCAAACAATGGTGAATGTCCTTCTGTTCCTTGATTAGGGAAACACTTCCATGAATAACCATGCAAGTGATATTGTTGAGCATAAGGATGTCCCCAGCATTGGTCAATTGGTAATAATGAAGTTGGATTATACCATGCAGTGCCACTGGCATTTGCTAATTCAAAATGCCACACAGTACCGGTTAGTGTTACACCAATTGGCAATGAAGCAATTGGATTTGGAGTAGCACTAGGTTTTGGATGTTTTGGTAGTTGAACAACTAGTCTATAAGGACTAATGCCAATTGCCGCGGCGCTTGAGTAGTCTGATCCAGGAATGCCTGTTCTAAAATCATGTCCACCGGGTGCAACACTGTAATACTTGTATGCTTCAGTTCCTTGTTGTACCGGATACTCTCCCATTACAGTTGATGGTAATCCATTACCTTTAAAATAACGGTACTTTTTATCACTAGTTATAGTGAATACACTTCCTTCTTTTGCATAATCTTTAGCATACTTGGTACCACTAACGTATGGCATCTTTGAAATAACAATTGTGTTATTTGAAGAATCTACCCACGGTTGTGTGCTTATGTCAAGCTTAGTGTTTCCTGGAATTACAAGAAGTAAATCTGGTGCTAAGAATATTCCACCACGCTCGGCCTTATAAGGGCTTATAGTTCCTGAGTTTGATAATGTGGTTGGTGCATCTTCTGCCTTAGCTACTAATGCTATACTAATCAATAATCCTATTAATATATTTTTAATCATTTTTTTCCTTTATAATTTACAAGCTTCGCAATCTTCTTCATCCATATCATTAAAGCCACTTGGCAAATCTAATACAGTTTCATCTTGGCTCTTACTACCTGCTTTGTTAATCAAGCTATAGTAGAATGTCTTTAGTCCCCAATAATGAGCTTGCATTAAGTTCTTAGCAATCAATGTTGTTGGAACTTTACGTTCAGGGAAATGTGCAGGGTTATAGAATGTGTTAGTACTTATACTTTGGTCAACATAGGCTGCAATCACTGCCGCTGTTTTTAAGTAACCATCACAATCTTTTTGATCCCACATCAATTGATATTTGTTTTTCAACTTATGATATTCGGGAACAACTTGTACAAAACTTCCTGCCTTGCTTTCTTTAACACTTATCAAACTCATTGGCAACTCAATACCATTGGTACTGTTAATTACCACTGAACTAGATTCTACAGGAGCAACGGCCATTTGTGTAGCATTACGGACACCATAACTACGCATCATAGCACGTAGTCCTTCCCAATTAAGTTCTGGATCAAAGTTAGTTAATTCGTTTACACCTTTAGCACGTAGTTCCCAGGGAAAGATGCCTTGCCCATAACGTGTTTTATCGCTATGTTCACAACGACCACGCTCTTGTGCTAGTTCCACACTTGCTTCAGTTAAATAGAAGGATAAGTGTTCCATCCACGTCTTGACTTCAGCCAATGCGTCTTTTTCTCCGTACTTGAGACTTCGCTTGGCGTGCCAGTAGGCAAGATTAGTGATTCCAATTCCAAGAGGTCTGATTTCATCGTTTGATAGTTTAGATTGAATGGATAGAAAGTCTTGATAGTCAAGAATGTTATTGAGGCTACGATGCAATATGCGGCAAGCACGGCGCATGTCTTCTGGGTTACGGAACGCACCCCAATTTATTGACCCGAGAGTACAGAGGGCCACCCTCCCCTCAACTTCGTCAACCTCATAATAATCATATTCGTCATCTAATTCTTCAGGTAGATATTCTATTTCTTCGTATAGTTTGTTCATAATGTTCTGCCTTTTTTGTATGTCATGTTCTCTTTCAGGAACTTTTCTAAATCTTTTTCATTAAGTTTAATATTTTTAATGCCGTTTGTTGCCCAGCGATGTCTTGAGGTTGCTGATGATAATTG